TCATTTGGGCAAATAAGGGACGTGAAACTCCAACTAATCGTTTGAATTCCTTATCATTAAATCGTGTTAAATTTTCATATCTCATCTGATCAGTATAAAACATTTCTTACTTTCGCAAGAGATCTATGTTATATTTTTTAAAATCACCTTTATATAATATTTATAATAATGATTCTGATGTATATATGTTTTTTTTATTTTCTACAAATTTGCTTTTTTGATAAAAATAATTGTAACAAAATTTTTTTATTTAATTTCGAAAATAAAAAAGCACTCGAAAGGAGTGCTTCTTCTAAATTATAAAAAATATATAATTTAGAACATTTTACAAGCCGCCATTGAGGTTGCGGAACACCTAATTTTATAATCCACAATTAAAATTTGTGGAGTAATCAATAGTTCTCATTATACTTAAATTCAAAATAAAAACAATGAGCTTAGGCTTGCTTTAAATTAGGAGCTTTCTACTTACAGGTGAATTCAAAAGGTGGAGTAATCGTACCAGTAACAGATTCTTTTTCGTGAGGAGAGGGATACTTTGTTTCAACATTGATTAAGGGTTCGCCTTTGACATATCTATAAAGTTTATCGCGAGTCATAGAATATTCTTTAGTATCACAATAAAAAATGTAGTCACGCTCTATATAAATATCATCGGGATATTTCTTAAAAATCTCACGAGTCTTTACTGATTTAACTAATGGCTTCCAAGATATTATGCTTATATCTTCGCTATTAATATAATTAAGTGTTAAATCACTTTCACCTGTGACTTTTGGAAGTTCTTTCCACTTTAATAGACTATAAGCATAGGGTGGTGGTGAAAATTCGTCAGTGCATTTAATGTTATTAGTAGTGATTAAATCTTGAGACATAGAATAAGCAGATTCTAGTTGATAGACATTAGAACCATTTTTAAATTCATGGTTTTTACTTTGAATTTTATATTCTGGAAATTTATTTATATATGATGATGTTGTTTCATAAAAATCACGAATAAAACAAGCTTGATCATAAATTTCTTGTCTTGTTAATTTTCTTTTTTCTTTTTCAAATTGATCCATTTTTTTCTGATAATCATTAAGAACACTTAATTTAAATTCAATACCTTTTCTGTACTGTTCTAAAGTAATAGGTTGTTCAGCATATGAAAATCCAGATGCTATCAAAAATATAATAGGTATAAAATTACTGGATTTTATTATCATTTACTTAACCTTTTTGCTTATCGATTTAATTTCATTAGATTGATGAAATGAGCCATCGTAGCTAAGAGAAAATTTTATAAACTAATTGTACACTAGCTAAATTGATGATGGCTATACTTGAATTTCTGCTAAGTAATTAATATTACTGATTTTTAATTTCTCTTTTAAGAGCTTTAAGTTTTTCTTCTAAATTATTAAATTTAGTAGCCTCTTTAAATAAGGTTCTAACTAATTCTGATGCTTTCTTTGCATCTGCTCTCAATTCACTTATTTCTTGTTTTGTTAGAAAGTAATCATCTTTCATGAAAGCTCCAAAGGTTACCGATCGGCAAATTTATGTATTAGGGGTAGAAATAGTATCTTTTTGATAGTCTATGTGAGCTTGTTGACTGTAGTTTATGTTGTTTTCTGATGCGTCATAAGGCATCTGGCGTGGTAGCTTAGAAAAAGACATCAAACTATTTTTTCTAGATAAATTTCTACATGATTCAACGGTTATATCTATTCTATCGCCAAAAGAATTTTTGGCAATACAATCATCAGAAGACTCAATAACTATTGCAATTCTGTTGTGTTCAACTATTTGTGGGTCAGAAATTGGCTGAATTGAATCAGATTGTTTTTTAGAATCCAACGTTTCAAGACTTTGCTTATTTTCATGATTAGAAGAGGGCTTATCACTCTTGAAAGGTGATAATGAGGATTTAGTAGCACCTGAACATGAATATAGAGATAAACAGCAGGCAGCAAGAATAAATAATCCCCAACCAATCAAACCTTTGGGATATCTCGGTTTGTGAGTATCAATCGTGGTTGATTTATAGAGTTTAAAAATTCGTTGTTGTGGTTTGAAATCAAATTTAGCTTCACAATTCAATTTGTTGACTAATGTATTGGGATATTGCCTACATGATCCAAAGCGATAAATTTTAGGTGTACGTCCATATGGACGTGTAATGTGAAAATGACAGCCAATAAGTTCTTTTATAGTTGGATGTAACAAACTGGGTGCTTGCGTAATAAAGTAAAAGTCAAAACCCCGATGCCGATGTGTAGTCAATTCCATGACAATCTCATCTTTAACCTTGGTATTTGAGTATGGTTCTACAAGCTGTATTTCATCAATTACAATGATTGAGCCATCTGGACAAATACGCCAGTCATAGATATTAGCTCTTGCATATTCGATTTTCAGAGCTTTAATATTACTGTAAATAGTACGAACAGGTTGGAATATCTTAAATCCTTGTTCCCCCTCCCGATCTTCAACTCTTTCTATAATTTCATTGTAACGGATAGAACGTAGGAAGTAATAATCGGGGCGCAAGTCATCAAAGTCTTCACCTAAGAAATTAAAGTAATCATCAGGTAAAAATTCAATCTCATTTTTTAATTCGTGACCTGAGCCGACTTCAATTTCATAGTAACTAAAATCATCTTGGTATTTTTTAAAAAATTGTTGATTATGCTGATAAATTAATTTGTTTTTTTCTAAATTAATTTTATTTTGACGTTCAATCGCATCAAGCTGTGTAACTACATAAGCAGTTTTAGATGCACCAGGGACACCAGTAACAAGATTTAGCATAATTTATCTATCCGTATGGTGCTGTAATCGTCCTCCTCGTCGAAGCTCCTCGTCGTCCTCATACCTCACCTATATTTTTTTTAGGGTAAGTCTTGATGAGCTTTGAATGTATTTCGTGACAATTGCCCCTAGAATAATTGAAAAGGCGTAATCGAAGCCTGCTAATCCAGCAAGATTTAGAACCGTAGCAGAGACAGTACCAAGAGAGTTCTTAAAAGTAGTAACAGCTTGATTAAGCAAAATTAATAAAGTTCCACTTGTTGCTAGCGTAATACCTGCACCAGTAAGAACATTTTTTAAAAAACCTTTTTGTAAAGATGAAAATAATGTTGCTAGACTACTCATTTGTTCGTACTCCAGCGATGATAAGTACTGCCACAAATGAAGAAACAGCTATGGTTATTGGTTTCAATATGTCATTTAACATTGAACAAAAAGGCGTAAAGTCTTGTATACCGAAAGATTGTTTTTGACCACCATATGTAAAATCATAGGTCATCGGTGTAGGGCATTGACCGTTAAATTTAATATCAGTATCAATGTCAATGGGCGTGATAGCCTCTATATCTAACTCTGTATTATTATTAGGTTCATCTTTGAAATAATTTTCCGCAGAATTTACTTTCGATTTAACGTAATCAAAAAAATCACATGCAGATACAGCCCATTCGCAAAATAAAGAATATTCAACAGGTTTAACAGATGTATTGTCATTTGGATCAGTTACTACATCCGTAATATTTTCCCCAGTTTTTGAATCAATCCATTCCCCCGTTTTTGAATTATAAATAACGTCAGGTGCTGGATAGTTTGGAACAGAAGTACCTCCAACAGTAGTTGAAACAGGCACATTTGAAGCAGGGTTAGCAATAATTGAAATCTCAGAACAATTTGTTGCAAAGCATGTATTCACAATATTCTGAGCCTGTTCTTGCGTGTTATCAAGAATGACATTTTGTGCAATGTCAGTAGATGTAACCTGCGTGCCTGAAGTAGGTATAGTCGATGGTGTATTATTCGGTTTGACAATTAGAACAGTACTGGAAATAACATCTTCAGTTTTTGGATTGCCCAGATGATCGAGACCACACCAAGCTCCATCTATTTTACAGCTCACATGAACAAGTAGTGTTAGAGAACCACCATTAGTAGGCATGGCGAGTAAATTTTCTAAAGCATTAGTACCTTCTTGAAAACCAACGATACTAAATGATGTATGAGCCGCAGCATCGAATACTTCTTGTTTTGCAAAATCATTAACAGAGTAATACTTTTTAGTACCATTTTGAGTTTTGAAGAATGTACCATCAGTAAATTTGGCACTATAAATATTAGTTGCAGTTTGGCAATTTTTGTTAGTATCACAAGTATATTTTGTAGCAAGAGTATTAAATAACTCTTTTAATTTTCCAGTTGCAGTTACACCAGCCACATACATAGATGCTACAGCATGTTTTAAATCCTCAATAGAAGAATCAAAAGTACCCGCTTTATATTCAGTAATTAACTTATCACCTGAATAAATAACTGCTGTACTTATGACTAAACCATAAATATTGCGTTTAACGGTATTTGATGATGCAATTGAACGTACAAATTTCCAACCTTGATCAACCTTATGGCGTGAATTGTATGTATAAGTTGTAGATGCTGATGCAAATGCTGGAGATATTGCGATTACAAAAGATAAAAAGCAAATATATAATCGTCTGAAACTTCTTTCTAGAAATTTCTTATTACAATCCATGATGCCACCAAAACAATAACAATTGGTATCCAATTAATAACGCTAGCTTCTTCCATCACGTCACCTTTAAATAATTTAGATACCGCAACTACTTTGAAAGTTGCG